GATTATCTGCCATTGATACCCCCTAATTTTTGGCAATAAAAAAGCACCCGCTTGGGTGCCATTAAATTTAAAGAACTATTTTGCGATTAAGCCATGACCACTTTCTTCTCTTAAGCTTGCAAGCAATACATTAACTTTTGCAATAACGTCCTCTAAGGTGGCTGTTGAAGGCAAATCAGCTATTGCAGGCATTTGACCGCCGATGACACGATCACCAGCAACCATGAAACCAAGTAAAGATTCAACTTCTTTGGTGAATTTTGGTCTTCTAGTCTGATCTACGGTAAGATATTCTTGTCCATTCAATCTATATTGAACTATTCCATATGGTTGACCTGCATTGGTATGCGTAACAATCACATTATGCAAACTTCCATAGGTTCCATTGCCAAGCAAGCCTTTCACTTCAAAAGCAACAAGTGTTGAGTTACTGCCTTCAGCATCAATCGTATAACTTACTGTATCTGATTGCCCAAGTCTGTGATCATACTTAGACACTGGATTATCTGTATTGAATCCTACCCAAGCATGAGCACCTTCAACGCCTGGACCTTCTTTACAAAATATTGTAGGAATATCTACATTGTATCCAATTGCAACACCTCTTTTACTAAGAATAAGTTCAATGATGCCTTCTTCAGTTATCGCTCCCGTGCCAATGACCATTGAACCATTATATGCTTTTATAAAAGCACCAAGTGCTACCGCAAAATTACCATACGCTTCAACTTGATAACCATGTGCATGGGCTACTACTCCCTCTGCTCCATCTGGTAAATAATCAGGATGCTCAGGCAAAGCTTGTCCAGCAATCGCCTTGTAACCATTCACAGATGAATGTTTTGAGCGAGCCTCACACTCTTCACCCATTGCATTTGAAATACGTCCCATTGCCAATGTGTTTTTACCAAATGCAAATGCACAATAACCATAATCATGATCATTTTCAGGATCATCAGGATTACCTGCACATGATCCAGCGCCACCTGCTAAACCTGCTGCACCATATACAATACAGTCATGACCATATGTAGTAGACAAGTAAGCTTTAGAGCATCCATTTCGACCTAGTGCGACTGAACCAGCGCCAATATTTTCATCAGCCCAGGCATCTTTATTTGATAAACCTCGGAAATGATGCTTATCATTGTCATCCAATGGAAGTGGATCATTCAATCCATATCGTAAAGCTCCATTTCTATGAACGAGATCAAATCGAATACTTCTTTCGCCCAGAACTTTTGGATAATCTTTACTGAGTGGTGTGTAATTCTGCAAATCAACTTGCGTAGCACCCTGGTAAATAAACCATTTCCCTGCATTCAAATCATTTTGAAAACTCGATGAGGAAATATGTCCGACAAGGCAGATATATGTAATATTTTCAACAAATACTAAATCCTTGACTACATAGGCTGTTGCTGCTTGCCAATCACCTTTTAATGACAAAGCTAAATAGCGTGTAGCCAAATCATTCATGAATTCAGTTGACTTGATTTCAGTGCTCGCAACAATTGTCTCTGTTGCTGTCTCCATGTTGGCTTTTGCTTCACGCACCACTTTAGGCAATGAATCATAATCTGAACCTGAGCGCGGATTGACTATTGTATCCTCATTTACAGTTTTACCAATGTCAGCAATATCACGCTCAACATCTGCTAAATCAATAATCCCTGGCATTTTCTATACCCCATAAAAAAGCCCCGATCATTCGGGGCATGTGGTTAATCTGAATTAAATTAAATGGTTTATGATGTCTTTATCATTTCGATAAAAACGCTCATCAAAGTTGTATGCTGTTACTTCATTTTCAAAAATCTGCTGCGCTGATTTCTTGGATACAATGAAACGTTGTGCATTTATTTTCTGATCCGTCGTGACCGAATAAACTGTTTTAACCTGACCTTCAATGACAAAATTTTCAACTGGTGGACGTTCAAGCAAGAAATGGTATTCATCAATTCCTTGGCTCACTTTAATCACATCAATAAATCCTGATTTCATTTGTAAGTGAATCAGATATTGTTTTGATGTATCAAAACTAAATGGCTGTGAAACTGTTATTTCTAAGCCACTGTAAGCTCGAATTTCACCGCTTGTACAATCTCCCAAACGCACATCATCCGTTGTTAAAATATTGTCTCCAACGAACACATAATCACTTTCAGCATATGCACCAAACTTCACTATGATTCGACTGAACTTGAGTTTATTCCATTCACGCCAGCCGATAATATGTGCTTGTTGGCTATATATGATGCCTGTTCCTTCAACTTTTTTCGGATTATTGATTGCTTCATTTGGCAGTTTTAAAGTCTTTTCAATCCATCCAGATTCGCTATCAACATAGGTTAACTCAATGCCATCATACTTATTCTCAACGGTTAGGTTATAAGTACGGATTTCTGTTTGTGGTTGCTTATTCCGATGATTAAACAACAAAATTGGCAAGCTTTCAGGGCTTTCAAAGTCAAAATATGTTTTACGATTTACTCGTCGATCATGACAGCCTGTCACAAATCCCATCATTCGTAATATCTCTTCAAATGATGTATTGGTACTGTCCAATGTATAATTGAACTCAGCCATTTTGGGTGAACCGAAATATGTGGTCAGCTCATCAACAGCAGCATAAATTCGCTCAAAATCAATTTCATCAATTGTTCGACGTCCAATTTTCGGATGCAATGCAACATCAATCGCAAGATCTGCAATATTACGACTGGTCACACGCTCAGCTGATTTAATGCCGTCTCGATAGGTGTAGACCAAACTTTCAGCAATACAATTGAGCTGACGTGAATCCTGACTAGTCGCGTTTAAAGTCGCTACAGTCCGAGCACGAACAAGCACACGATTGTCATAAACTAATTTTTCAAGTTTATGATAGGCATATGCAAGATAGAATTTGGTTTCATCAACTAGGTCATCATGATCACCATTGTCATTGGTTCGACGTGCACGAAAGCGAACAGCACCCGTGAATGTAAAATCAATCCACATCGAACCACCAATCGCATCCCGATTTCCACCACGACCCACCAATGAAATGGACTTTTTAAATATTGCACCTGTCGGTGTACCATTCACCACTTGTTGATATTCTGCCTCTATCGTCACAGTACGTGAGCTTGAACCACGATATATGCCATTACCTGCCCGAAAGTTAAGCAAAAGCCCTTTCGCTAGTGGCGAATCAGTAGTGAACCAGCCTACATAATTATTTTGACCACCACGTAACTTTATTCGAGCTGTTTTAGTTTGTTGCCCTGTGAGATCCGCTAATTTATTCCAGTCAGTATTCACTGCACTTGGTGAAACCAATGACAGTTGCTTATTTGCTCTGTCTATACCTGACACAGTATAAGCACCATCTAAATAGATGTTTTCGGTATTGGCTGTTAAATTTGCGCTCATGTTGGTTGTTGCAACTTGAGTTAAATTCGCAAAATTCGTATTGGTATCTGTTGGATTTAAAAGTTTAATGGTATAGATACCACCGCTATATTCAATGGACTCAATGTCATATAAGCCAGCCAAATCAAGTTGACCATTCACTGGATCAGTGATTAACATTGCGGTGATATTGATTTTGCGATAATCAGCATAGCCCGCTGCTGTTTGTGTAGAACTAATCGCAATTGTTTCTGCAACATTATTAATTTGAACACTACCAGTAATTGTTAAGTCAACTATACCGAAGTTGGCTCCCTCAATAATGATCGTCTCATTGATATTAAAATCTTCAAAATCATCAACTGTACTTGAGTCTAGACACTTAATCAGATTTGGATATTGAAAATAAATATCTGAATTCTCTGAACGTGTTGAATTCGGTGAAAGCAACGTTTGACCATTTACAGAATTATTTTGTTTGGCGACCAATGGCGGATCAGTAAATGTATCACCCCATTTAAAAATGTTATCTGGTCCAATAATGCTTTGATTTAAACCATAAGCTGTGATTGATTTGCCTGAAATTTCTTGAATTGGTGTATCACCCTCTTTGAAATTTGATAGTTTTACAGGGTTCTCACACACACAAAGCAACAACTCTTCAAACTCAATCCCATCTTTAAAATATCGAACAGGATTTGCAAATAAATCTGGAATCGCTTTTGGTCCACCTAATATATAAGGTACACGTTCTTTAATTCGTTGCTTGTTTTCAGGATTGGATAGGTTATTATTACTGGAGCCTGAAGATTCACCATTATTCAATTTTGGCATTTTCACCAAAGATTGAACCGCTTGCCCCAAAAGCTTTGTCGCAATCCAAGTCACAGCTGAAGCAAATTCACCAGGATAAATGACAATCGAAAAATCATCATCTGACTCAAGTAAGCGTGCTATTGCCTGTTTATCATCACGTGCTGGCGTTACATCTGTTTCTGCACAAGGTTGATGCCCTTTGAAAATGCGTGCCTGCGGATGTTTGACACGAATTTCTAGAAACGTTTTCAACACGCTATCAGACTGAATCGTTTCGTTTTCATGCTGATCTAAAGCATTATGTATGATTAAGATTTGGCTCATAAAAACGAATCCTTTTATAAATCGGTTTTGCTTGCTCTAATGTGATCCGCTGTACTCCAGCTTCACACAAATGAAAAATTCGTTGACGAAAAAAAAGCCCACAATGTGAGCTTCCGTTAAAATAGGTCATCAGGACGATGCAGCCATCAATCGGCTTTTCTAAACGCTTATTTAGAATCACTGTATTTCGTGATGTCTGCAATGCCTGATCAAGCGAATCAGTCAAACCAATGAAACTGGATGAATAATCTTTTTGATATAGCAATTGAGCAGCTTTTATCACGAAATGAACGCAGTGAAATCTTTGCTTGTCATAGACACAGTTAAATAAATCATTCATTAGTAGAAACTTATCAAACTCGGATCAGTGCTCGCTGAATAGACTTCACCGTTGCCATTATCATTCAGTCCTGGTGCAACAACTTCACACTCAGAACCTTTCCAGTCCCGGGTAATACTTTCTAAATCTAACGCACGTGCAACAACAACAGGTGAATCATATTGCCCAATAAAATATGCTCGATAATTCACCTTGGGCAACTCAATATCTTCATCATCAAGTATTAAATCGATCAAGTCAGGTATTAGTTCCCCAACATCACCGATTTTAATATTTAGACCTTGATCCAAGTTGCCACTTTCAGCAGTTTTAGAAATATTCAGTGGTGCAAAAGCATATTCAAAGCTTTGGCCATCTTCATGCTTGAGCACCAGATTCAAATTTGAATTGGTCACAAAACGTTGAACGGATAGCCACTTTGAATGACTGATCTCAACACACTCAATCAAACCAAATGGACCACTGGATTGATCAAGTACATTAAGCATTTCTCCAGAAATTTGCATTTACACCCCCGTTGCAGCAGGCATCCAGACATTAGGAATTTTTTCCAAATCCTGAATCGTGTTAATTTTCCCATCCTGCCACATATCAATAAGCCAACGGTCAAAATCAGGATCTCTAACAATTGATTTAACAAAAATGGAAAACTGCATTCTTCTCACCTTTCCATTAATGTATGACTCTGTTGGAACGCTATCTGCATCAAATTGACAAATGCAATCCTCAAGTACTCCATTATCAAGAATTAATTTCCAATGCCACAGCTTGGTTTGATTTATACGCCAAAATGCCCAGAATAACTGACGCTCTAAACCATCTTTAAGTGAAACCTGTACAGTTACTTTATGAGCAGCTCCCACAAACTTAACAACTTGACGAGGTAATCCGCCTTCAAGCTGTTGTTGCCGTACATTATTACCAACAGTGAAATCGTAACCATTTTGCAAGGCACAAAATTTAAAAGTATCCATTTCATCCCCTTGATGGCGCTAAGCCAAATGCACCTTGTATAGCTTGAGACTCATTGCTATTTCCACTTCTTAATCTTTGCCAAGATTGCGCAATTCGTTGATCAACAATATCTATATTCACTGTACCATCTGCATTTTGTTTAGCATTCACTTCAGCAGTTGAATAATTATTGATAACGATGTGCATACTAACCTTAGATGAATCGCCTAAATTAATTTTTGGAGTTGAACGTGGTGAAGATGACGTAAAAGATCTCTGTGTTCTTAGACTCTCTACAACTTCCTTACCACCCCAAGCTCTCAAATCATCTTGAGACCAAACAACTTCACCTTTATGTACTCGACCTGCATCTTCATACTTGCCACCATCACCAGTATATCCACCGCCATAAAACCCTAGCTGTACATTATTTAACATACCGACTTGAGCATATTGCAACGCTACCGCCCCAGCTGCCATTGCTGGAGCGATATAAGGTCCAATCAATGGAACTGCTGAAACTGATGCTAAAGTACTTGAAAATGTTTTTGGTGCATTCATTGTTACTTCAGCAATCGAAGCAGCTTTTTGCATGATAAAAGCTGCCTTGTAAAATCCTGATTGCTCGCCTAATGCTTCTTTAAATACATTAGACCATCCACCAAATACACCTTGCATGGTCTGCAATCCAAGTTGAGTTCTTGCATCTGAGTAATTTTTTTCAATAAGGTACATACGATCATTATGCGCAAGCCAAATCGCTTCACGTTGTGCAGCTGTATCAGCTAAAGCCATTTGAGAATCAAATAAATCTTGAGATTCGTCATAACGACTAAAACGTGTTTGATCAATATTGTATTGTTCAGACTGACCCGTCATATCCGCATAAGTACCACCCCAAGCTGAAGCTGCTGACTCGTATCTTTTGCGTTTATCAAACTGATGTGTTGCCTCAAGTAAATCTAACCGCTTACGTTGCTCTTCCTCAGATAAACTGAAATTGCGAGCAATTTCTTGACGTTCAAATGCATATTGAATTTCAATATTGTTCAAATTTGACCGAAGTGATTCGCCTGCATCACTTATACGACGTTCTGAGGCTAAATCTAATAAACCCATTTGATGATTATGCTCATCAGCCATGGATTTAAGTTTTTCAGCTTTCATATTTGCTTCAAATTCATTACTTTTTGAAACCTCAATCACTTTTGTATCATAAGTAAATTGAGCCTTATCTTTCTCACTCCACTGCCATGAATCCAAATTTTCTGCCAATGAACGCTGATACAATTCATTATTTAAATCATAACGATCCTTAGCCATTTTCAAATATTTTTGCGTTTCCATTTGAAAATTTGCTTTATTTATATCATGCACATCTTGTAAATAATCAGCATGAATTTGTGCCTGTCTGGAGTAAGAGCCATAAATAATCTGCTCACGTAAATTAGCTTCTTGCTCGGATGTATCTCTTGGCTTATTCGTCCTTGGCTTTTGATTAGCTTTTTTCTCAGCTTCATTACGTCTGTTGATTAAACTTTGAAGCTGCTCTTCTGCTTTTAAAGTTTGACCAATTTGATTTTTTTGATCTACTGAAATTCTTGCACCTGCTCCACCTGCTTGCTTTTGAGCCTCTGCATACTCATTGGCTTTTTTCTCAGCAAAACCATAAGTTTCCATTAAAACACGTTTGTATTCAGCATAATATTTACGATCTGCAAGAGATTGTGCATATTTCTGTTGCGCTTCAGAAGCACTTTCAGCTGCTTCTTTATTACTGTGTAATTCAGAAGTGTTTCTAGCAATTAAACCCGCTGCATTTGAAGCAGCATTCCCTGCCAAGGTTGTTTTAATACCATAAACAGACAAAGCTTCTGAAGTTTGTTGTGCTTTAACTCTTTGCTCTTCATAACTTTTATTACTATCTATAACTTGGTTAAGTTGAGTTGGAGTAATAAAATCTAATTTATTTAATTGCTCAATTGCATCCTTTTGACTGAGTTGCCCTAAACGTACCTTATTGGAAATTTCAGTAATCTGAAGATTTCCACGATAAGCGTTCTGAAGTTCAATAACGTGTGCGTTAAATTGATAATTTAACTCTTTTAACGATTGATTTTGTGCTTTGAATGCCGCAGAAAGATCATCTTTAGCCCCTTGGCGTTTAACACCCTCAAGTGCCAATAGTTGATCTTTGGTTTGCATTGCAACTTGGCTTTGTCGCTCTAACTCTTTATTTGCTTCAGCGGTATTATCACGCATCAACAAATATCCTGCCGCTACAGTCGCCACTGTCAAACCAATACCAACTGGTCCACCAAGCATTCCTAGAATTGCACCACCAGCAACAGCCGATCGACCTTGCGCTGCTGCTAAAGCAGTTTCTGCGACTGTAAGCTCACGTGTGACTTGGGTTTCAATTCTACGAAGCTCTGCCATTCGAGTAACAGATGCCATTCGACCTTGTGCGTTTATTTGAGATGCAAGACGTTGAGCTTCTAAGGCTTTTTCAGCAGCCAAAGCGGTTAAAGTAGCCTGTGCCGTCGCTATAGATTGAACAGCTCTCATTCTTTCTGCTTGAATAACAGCATTTTCAGCTACAACCTGCTGACCTAACTGAATAACTTTTGAAGCACCAGCAGCAGTACTTGCATAAATAACAGGAATATAAGTTCCTGCCATATATGCACCATATACCATAGCACCATTGACCACAGTATCAATATTATCCGCAAAGATACTTAATCCTGATGCCATGATAGATGTTGCACCAGTGGCTTGGTTGGCTTGACCTACATAAACCGTTACAGCATTGCTTACTTTCTGGAATCCATCTGCAAGACTGTTTTCCATAGCATCAGCAAGTTCTTTGTTTTTGTCTCGCGTTAGTTCAAGTGTTTTTAACAAATCATCAAGTGAAATTTTACCTTGAACACCTAATTTACGGATTTCAATTGCACTCTTACCTGTCGTTTGGGCTAAGTCGTCAATGATGTTGTCAGCCGCAGAAACAATAGAAATCCACCCATCTGCATCTACTTTCTGAGTTGCCATCGCTTTGGACAATGCATCAATTGCGCTTTGCGCCTGATCTGCCCGTGAAGCATTATGGACAAATGCAAATGAAAGAGAATCAGAAACAGCCAAAGTTTGTTGAGTGGTTTTACCTAAAGCTTGCATCCCACCATTTAAGCCCAGATAAACCTCTTGCGCCTCACTCAATGCACGATAAGTCCCATTCGCAGTTTCATATAAGTGTTGTTGAACCAAATTGTATTCGGCTGTATTTTCAGTCGCATTACGTATCCTTGCTGCCATTTGAGTATAGCCATCAGCCATAGTAATAATGGTACCAACTGTAAAACCAGCCAATGCGGCCTTGACATGTCCGCCCATTGAGCCAAAAGCTACATTCATTCTGCCTGTATCACGTTCTATACGGTCTGCTACAGATGAAACATTACGCCCTGTATCAGACATCACTTGATTTGAACGTCGTAAAGGCTGATCAAAATTAGCAGTTCGAGCAACCATATCTAGCGTTAAAACACCTAATTCACCTGCCATTACTTTTCTCCAGACATAAAAAAACTCCACATTTTGTGGAGTTTTTAACACTTAAGTTATTTATCACTTTTCATACAAGCCAAATAGTTTGATTCAGCAAATGCTTCAGTTATTTCTTTCTTTTCGGAATCTTTCTCAAACTTTGGGATTTTATATGCATCGTATAAAACAATCTTTTTAATAAGTCTATAAGTTTCACTTTTTTCGCCATATGTTATTAAAAGTTTCTCTTGCTCTTTTATTGTGGCCCCTGATTGTCTTAATTTCATTGTTGATTTAGCAATATCGAAAACTGCATCACAAAAATCATTAGCATAAGATAACTGTGGAAAGATTAGACAGAAAATTAATATAGATCTCAAAATTAGCTCTTTATATAAATGATTAATATTTAATTGATTTTCCTTTGATTCATCTTCTTGTCCACTTTTAAAAATCCAAACATATTATTCTAACCTCTCATTTATAAGAGATTAGAATATAGCTTTAAAAGAATTACAACTTCAAGCGTTTTTGCAAAAGTTGCTTCACATAAAAAGCACCATCTTCTGTCAGCCTAATCTGATCTTTTGCCTGACCAGCTTCAACAATGCTGTCGATAATCACAAAATCCAGATGTTTATTTCGAGCTGAAAGCGTCCAAATCAAAGGTGCGCCTTTAACATAGGGATTGCGCTTTTCGATCAATTGTGCAATCTCAAGTTCTTCAATCACAATATCAACTGGAATATTATAACTTTGGCTGATCCACTCAATCGTTACAGACCGTTGATGTTGTTGAATATCATAACGTCGGTTTTTGGTTTCCATTTGACGCACCTGATTTCTTAAAACATCGATAGAATCATCATAGGTCCGAAATAAACGATGGTATTTTAAAACCATCTCATCATGCTCTTTTTTAGAAACATATTGGCGATGATCAATCTGTTTTACAGCTTTGGGCATAAAATGCTTATACAAAACGTCATAGCATTCTAGTTGGTACTTGAGCAAAGTATCTTTAATTTCTGGTTTAACCTTGTTGGCATCAACACCCATCAACCAACCATTTAAAACCCCGAGTGGCAATGCCAAAACCTCGCGAACTTTTTGATCTGATGCAACAACCTTTATCATACAGGCTGTTAAACTTAATACACTATTACGTTTAATCCGTTGTCTTTGCGCTTCCCAGTCCAAACCAATATTTTCACAAATCGGTTTCATTGCAACATAAGGTCTATCTTCTTGCATAAAAACTGGAATTTGTTGATTATTAAATTTTACAACTTTAGAGTTAGCATTCATTTTGATGCTCCATGACAAATTTAAAAAATCTGCCACCGTAGCGACCAAGCATGGTGGCAAGACGTACAAGGTTGGTCGACTGGTGTCATGGAAACCAGCACACTCGAGAGTGTCCCTGCACGCCTTACCATAGGGTGCAAAATGCTAGGCACAAAAAAACCGCTTGAGCGGGATGTGCTCCATGACAAATACAGCCGACCAAAGCTGACATCTGATTTTGCAGATGTAGATTTAGCCTATACCAATTTATCAAAAAGCGCAAAGCACCAGAAAAGTTATTAAATAACCTTTTTATTGACTTTAGTATGATTATTTAAAGAGATTTTAAACATCCTCACTGGAGTAACGATCAAACGCTTCATCAAAGGTCATTTCTGGAGCATCGTGATAAGGTAAATAATCCCAAATTTCAACATCAGCATCTCCATGCGATTGTGCATACATCAGCTTCATTTCAGCCAAGGATTCATCCAACCTTAATCCGAAGTTAAGGGTTCCTCTGCGACGTCTATACTCTCTCCAGAACTGGTATTCGCTGTAGCTGAAGTTCGGGTTGGCTTTGGCTTCAGCAATGGTTCTTCCAGCGATTCCGTTGAGGACAAGCTCTGCCCAGAATTCGTTTTCTGCGAATTCGTCGTCATCAACTTTCCCGAAAATACGTTCACTTCATTTGCTACAGACCAAAATGCTTTACATGCTGGCGCTGGATAACTTTTAACTTGTTCGATAGAACTAAAATATGGCGTACCATTTTCATCTGTGCAAATGGTTCCGAGAATCTGTGCGGCACGTAAATGATGATCGTCAATACTTTCTAACTTCATCATTCCTGGTTCATCTTCAATCGGCTCCCATTTAAAGGCATTATCAACTTCACTCACCGCTTCATAACTTAAAGCTTTAACGTAAACTAAACCTTTAATTTCTTTACCATTAACAACAAATTCAACTGGTTTCTGGATTGCTTTTGTGCCAACTTCATGGCTAATCGCTTCCTGTAATGCTTTAGGATCAAGAATGGACATTGAAAATTTATCCTTATATAAAAATGATAATCCCCTGCATGACAGGGGATAATTTAAATGAATTGATTAAGGACCTACAGTCTCACGAATCCATGCAACTTTTGTTGATCGTTGAATTGTCACTGTTGTTTTAACCAAGGTATTTGCATCAATATCCATCGGGAATGATTCAACATAGCCCTCAAAGCGATTCCAACTACGTCCAGGTGGCAACGTAATTGCTCCAGTCGTCTCATCCACTTCAGGCACAATATTTTTAACTGCACCTTTATTTTTACCAGCCCAACCAACAAGCCAAATCACATTCTCATCTTTATCCACCATGTCATAGAGTTCACCATGAGACTGCTTAGATGGATCAGCATTTACATCAAATGTTGCTTGTCCTGTATCTGACAAACCGCCTCCAGCTTCATACGTTTTGTAATCTTCCTGAGCCAAACAAGTATTTTCGATCTTGTCTTTTGAATCAGTACCTGGTTTAAAATTGAGTGGGCATTCAACTTTATTCAGAACCCATTTAGCAGGTTCTGCCTTGTTTTTACCAACCCACCAAATATCAGTACCTTGAGTACGTCTTGCCATTTTTTAGTTCTCCAAAAAGAAATGACCGCAAAGGCGGTCATAGGTATACATATTAAAATTAACTGTCTTCGTACCAACGTGTATCTAGTCTAATGCGATATAAATCTGTGTTAGGTTCACGCTCAGTTCCAGAAAATGATTCAACATAGCAATAATCTTCACTAATCGCATTTTTCAATAATTTGGCGATTTGACGTGCATTTGATTTGCTTGTGCTATACACATCAATCTGAACCAATGAATCATCCATATCAGAAGCGCCTGACAAGTATTGTTCTGGATTAGCATTAATAATCTGCCAAACTACATAGGGAGCATTAATCGTTTTACTGGCATCAAATTCTGACACTCGAATACCAATATCATCGGAAAGCAATCCTTTTAATGTTTGGTTTTTAGAACAGATTTCTTCGAGAGGTATAATGATCATTATCGAATTTCCTCCAGAATTGATTTCCTCATTTCTAAAACAAAAATATCAGTGGCATCACTCTTTTTCTGTTCAAATGCAGTTCTTAAAAATGGTGTGGCTGGAGCTTGTGAAGTCCCTGTTTCAATGAAACGCCAATACCATGTATCCAAGCCAGGTCCCTTTTTTGCTGTGCCTCCCTTTTTGGCACCACCACCAACACCTACACTACAAGCGATGTCTCCATTTGATTTCTTTTTTTTACTGACAATCTTGATATTGCGCCAAATCTTTTCCTTGGTTTTTTTATCATCAATATTTTTGGCATTTTGCTTGGCTTGATCACGCATAGGAACCATTGATTTGCGTAAAGCTTTACGAACCTGCTTATTGACTGTGCTCGTTCTTAATTTTTCAATTTTCTCAAGTACTTCATCTAATCCACTTAGGTTCGATCTAGCCATTGATTTATCCCACTTTCACATGCCAAAGTTACCCATTCTTTCCCTGTACGATCATCAGCCAGAGCAGCAATAATCCGATAATAAAGACCATCACAAAGTAACCGACAGACACTCCAGTTTGTACCTGGTTCAACATCATCAAAGCGGATAATAAATCTATGAGACATTGCGACTTGTTGAGCGCGAGCTGAAACAAATTCTTTTGTCGAAACATCTTTTTTAGCAGCATAAACAGCGAAAATGGTTGAATATTCTTTAATTCGATCACCTGAACCATCCGTCGTTTGGATTTCTTTAAATGACTGAACTTCAACATATTCTGTTAAATTACCTGGTTGCATTTAGACCCCCATATTTCGTGATGGAAACATCAAGTTTTCACACGCGCGGTTCACATATAAATTAACATCCGCTTGAGATGCGCGGTTTTGATACATGTCAGAGATAATCAACAATGCAGCAACTGATAAATTTTCAGGAATTGCACCTTTATATTTTTCTTTAACTGCATCCCAATCTAAAAAATCAATGAAATCCAGTACGTTCTGTGTAGCTGCTTTTATCAATAACTCAATATATGCATCGTCACGGTCATGTATCACGCGCAAATGCTGTTTTGTCATTTCTAATGTAATTAAGTCACTCATAAAAAAGCCTTTTATTGACATAAAAAGAGGTAAAAAAAGCAGTCCGAAGACTGCTTTTTTAAATAATTATTACGCTTCACCAGTAACAGATAAAGCTTGAGAAATATTGTCAGCTTCATCTGTTGCTGTAACAGATCCAACCTCACCAACTGCTAATGGATTCGGCTTGATTGACCAGGCACCCGCGTTATCAGCATATGTAATTCCAATTAGGCCACCTTTAGCGGCACGAACTTTAATAACTGCACTAGCTTCAGCTGTACCACTTAATTCTTTTGCAGAATTAACCAATACTACTGGTAATACTGGTGCAACTCGATCTGCTGGAACATTAGGCAAATCCCCTGCAACATTTGCATCAGGAATAATAACCCCACCCGCTGCACGCATTTCAGAACGAACTGTAGCCAAGTTTTTACGGAAATTATCACCATCTTCAAGCGAGACTTGAGTATCAACATCTTCGCGAATATACCCATCAAAACCGATAGATAAATTTCCACACCAGAATTTGGCAGGTTTCTGAACAGGACTAAAACGAACTGGTAGCCCCCATAAATAAGCTTGAACACCTGTGCCAGTAGGAACACCAATCAAATAGTGACCATCAGAACCCTTTAAGCGTTCAATGACGCCCCAATCTTGTGGATTAAGCACATAACATTCTGGTTGTAGGAATGATAATGCTGCCTTGTATTTTGCACGGTTCAATACATCAAGTGCTGTATCGCCAGCTTCAACTGTAACTGTGACGTGATTTCCAGCTTCCATCAAACCACTAAAGTTTTTAGGTTGTCCTGCTGCTGGAATGTGCCCATTAACCACAAAGTATTCAAGTTTATAGCGAATACCATAGGCTAAACGGCTTTCAATATAACTTGCCAACATTGGCATATCTGCTAAAACTTGATTTGATACTTTGATCCAGTGCGCAATCACACCAACATTCAGTACCAATGGACCAAATTCGAGACTAGATTCAGGCTTTTCTTCACCTTCAGGCACAATATCTGCCATTAAATCCCATGCTGTTTCACGCAATAAAGTCACAATGTCATTGGTTAATGGTGCCCAATTGATCAAATCAACCAGACTTAATGGCTGAAAAGGCACACGATTTAAATCATTTTTTGCATATTGGTAATTCTCACCAAGACTACCTAATGTCACGATATTACGTGCTTTAATACCATCAAACGAGACAGAAGTATTTTTCTGACGCTTTTCAAGCATTGTTTTAGCAATTTCTAAAGCTTCAGTATTACGAATTAAAATTGCAGCAATACCACCCTGCTCATCTTCGGAACGCGTTTTCGCTTGGTTGACCAAATCAGTTTTGATCTGATCGATATCTGCAACGAGCTTATTAATTTCTGTAGCACGTTTTTCAAGTTCAGCTTTAGCATCATCAGGTAGATTAGCTAACTGCGCCTGACGACTTTCAATTAAATCATCTAATTGTTTTAAACGCTTTTTTAACTCTGCGGATGCCGTATCAAGTGGGTTCCCGTTTTCGTCACGAGTTAAAATTTGCTTTGCACCTGCAAGTGGGCGTTTTTGATATGCAGTCATATTATTTCCTTTTAAAAAAGAAAACCACCAGTTAAGGCGGTTATGTTTGTTTCATTAAAAAAATTTAAACTTGATCTAACCAGGCAAAAGGATCTTGTTTTGGCGCTGGTTGATCTTGGCCAATTGATTGAACACGTTGGATTAAGGATGATGCAGCTGCTTCATCAAGATGGAACTTTCGTCCAAGATAAAGCTTCATATCTGTTTCTGTTTGAATATCTCGCATATCAGAATCAGACACACGCGCATTTCGATCACTTGGTTCATCACATACACTGATTTCATATAGACTCGCTCGTTTAATACGAACAAATTTGCCCATATCTTCAATGTCCATTGGATCAGGATAAAAGAATGCTATCGACAAACCATCTATCGTTTCATCTTCAAGCATTGCACGTACATCTTTGGCAAGACTCAAACCTGGTGTAAGCCGTCCTGAAACTTTAAAACCAATATCATCTTCTTCAAGTGTCAACCATTTGCCGATGCGCATCGCAAATTCAGGACTAATCCAGTCATAACGATGGCCATGGTTGTAATACATATGACATCGCATTGCACCAGCTGCCACCGCATTAATAAAATCTGTAAAAGCTCCTTTCACAAATTGTTCACCATGTGAATTGATACTTTCCCAACGAACAGCATATCCATCAAATTCAAATGCAGAATTCTTGTCTTGATTTTCATCGAATCTTAATTTGACATCTGAAAATGGCAAAAGCCGAATTTGGACATTCGGCTTTTGCACTTGTGCATCACGTAAATTTAAATGATTACGGCTCATTTTTTTGTCCACCTCGTTGCCCCTCAATAACACGATCCAGCGTCAATAACTGAGCTGCAACCATTAAATTATCTCCACCTTCAACAGGTGCATAACCTTCTTCGATACGTACTTCATTAATTGTGGACTGGCCACTTTCAATCCGAACTTTATTATTAGCAATACGAGAGGCTATAGAGGCACGTAACAAGTCCTTAATTTTGAATTCAAACTCGTAAGTATCCCAGTCAACACGGTCTAATAGATTTAACCTTGCTGACTCTTCAATACGCTCAAAATAAGGACGCAATCCAAAACGGTAAAATGACTCTACAAGCTGCTCGATACCACTACCCCAAACAGTTGAACCACTGGTATCGTTAATCAATACACTTGGAACCCCATAGAAGCGACAAACTTCCTCAACGGTAAAACGTCGAGTTGATAAAAGCTCAATGTCTTCAGGCGTTAAGCTAATTTTTTCAAATTTTAAGCCACCTTCAAGTACTGGAAGAAACCAATCATCACCAGAAACAAGGTCTGACATTTCCTGACGGAGTGCATCACGTTGTTCTTTTTTCAAAGTTTTATCAGTAGAGAGTGTTCCTGAAGGTTTTGCGCCATTTTCCATGACTCGTCCGACTTTATCGTCGGTTGCCAATCCAATACCGATTGATCTAGCGCCAAATGCCAAAGGCGACATTCCAACCAAGCCAGTACCAAATAATCTAACGTGCCAAATCTCTTTATCTGTTAAAACTTCCTTTTTCCCATCAAAATAAGTGATGTGATACTCTTTTTTGCCTTTATCATTCAATTTTGGTAAAACTGAAGCATTATTGATCACTTCAAGCTGATTAAGTTGTTTGTGGTAATAATATTTCCGCACATAAACATTGCCACTGATTAAATTCAGCATAAATGTTTCTTTAAACTCAACATTTGTTTGATCATCATTTGGTTTATTGCGAAATAAACGCGCTAAATCATGGTCAAATATCTGTTTACGATGCCGATTTTGGTCAAAAACGAACATCTCAAGCGGTAAACTTGCAACTGTTTCAGCTAAGATTTTATGACAAGCAAAGACAGCTGAAAGCGTCATTGCTCGTTCAAAAGTAGCGGTACTGGCTATTCGGCTATTGGATCGTGGAAAATCAATTAAAACCCCACGTTTTGGACTTTCAGGGCCTGTACTTCTGGCCTGAATATCCTTGGTTTCATTAACTGCCCGCTGGATTTTGTCCTTTTCAAGACATTCAAACAGCCGACTTTTTGCAATTTGTGCTGTCATCGTCGCCCCACTACCATATTTTTGATGTAATCATCCGCATCCCAATCATCTGGATTCTCTCCTGGTACTAAATCAAATACGCTTTCATTATCGAAATGCCGTGCACGTACTGCCGCAATAATAATTCCCTGCATCGCATCAATCTTTTTCCCTGGTGAAACCTTATTAGGAAAAATATGCTCCTTAGAATCTTCTTTGACAACAACATTAGTCGCGCACCAAGTCAGTACAGGATCTCCAGAGTGATGAAAACGCCCTTCAGCAATTAGTACTTCAATCCAACGCATTGCAGGACTCAAATATTCTTTGGTTTGAGGGATTTCTATGACACTTAAACCTTCATCTAGTAAATTGGCTGTAACTTGTTCCGCATGATATCGGTCATGACCAACCTCATAAAATGGGCTTTCGATATGTGCATTTTCAATATCACGCTGAATACGTTTGTAATCTGTCGATTCACCCGCTGTTTCATTTAACCAACCTTGATCACGCCATACAGCATATTCATCTGGTCGTTTTTCACCATTAATAGCTTGTTTGGTCTTAATTACGCGTTCATTAATGTAAGAATGAGCAAATGCATGCCAATGAATTTTCCCATCTTCTTCAAGTCGTGGACGTAATGAACCCCAACTTGCTAAGTCCAATCGACTGGCCAAGTCATAACCGCCAAAGTTTGGTAATCCTTTGAAATCGTCTTCTTTGACTTTTCGATAGCATTTTTCCCATGAAGATGGCGCAATCCAGCCATTTACAGCACCAACCCACTCATTTAAGTGCTTTTGACGGTAAAAAGCCTCTTGAGAAGGTGAAATAATGACTTTTTCAAATTTGGCTTGTAAATATTTGATTGTGACTGAAACACCGTAATTAGGGTTGGCTTTCGGCCAATTTTTAGGATCTTTCCAATCATCCCCACGATCTAAACAGAAAATCATTCCAAAGTACTGTTCGTGTACTGCTTTACCCAAGAGTACATTTTCAACAGTCGTTCTTTCCCGATAACATACACCTAAATTATCATCACCCGCAGTACTAATAGCTCCAACCAAAGGTTGTGATCGTGCAGCAATACCATCGGCTGTAATATCGTACATGCTTGAATCTTTGTGAGCATGTAATTCATCAATAACAGCCATGTGTACATTCAGACCGTCTTTTGTGCCGCCCCGATCTTGTGATAGCGATTTAAAAAATGAACCAGAGGTTGGTTGAAAAATTGAATATTTTGACGCTTCAATACCAAAACGCTGTTGCATGAAAGGTGATAGCTCAACCATTTTATTTGCAGTACGGAAAATGATATTTGCTTGATCTTTAGATGTTGCAGCTGAATATACTTCAGCTCCCATTTCACCATCGATAAAAGCCATATAAAGGCCAAGTGCTGCAATCCATGTAGACTTACCATTTTTTTTAGCGACCTCAATATAGAAATACAAAAACCGTCTTAAACCATCTGAATCTACCCATCCAAAAATATTTACCGTAGCAAATACCTGCCAAGGCTCCATAATCATTAAATTACGTGTGCCATCTGGCTTTAATTTGGCTAAATCACCTGAAACATGAGGACATGTCTCGACAAAAAAACATGCATGTCTTGCACGTTCTTCGTCAAATTCATAATCAAATCCAATGTCGGAAGGTTTAGTACTTACTTTCAGCTTAATCAACAAAGATTCAACATCTGGATTATCTGAAATTGTTGGGCAGCCTGAACGGGTTAAATCATTTAAAAATCTTTTAACTGCAAGTTTTTCCAGTTTCCCCGATGTACGCACTCCAGTTCGAACATCGTCACAATACTGAAGCGCAATTTGAAAATAATCACGCATGAAACTCACTAATTCCTCAACCCATAATTAAGATATGGATCATTGCTACTTGTGGTAGATTTTTCAGCACCCAACAGATCTAGTTGCTGTTGTTTATTAACTTTGACAGTTGAACGCGCAGCTGGAGTTAAACCAAATTCACGCGCGGTTCGAATAATTTGTTCCTGCAATTTATTGCGAATCTGTAGCCAAGCAGCTTGAACTTCAAAACCATTAGGTGTTTTTGAAACCCAAGAATCCATATCTACTAACTTTTCCATGACTGTTTCATAAACAGCCATATTGTCGCAATGCAATCCAAAGACGTCACCATCAACGACTGCTAGTAATCCAGCTTGAACCAACTTAGGCCCTAACATATCCCAGTGTTTTTTTGCTTTTGCATTTAGCCATGTTGGACATGGGGGTAGTCCCAAATCTACTGCTGCATTTGCTACTTGAGCATCTTCATCACGATCAGGTCGAATACGAGAACCAGACATGAGTTTTTCTTGCAAAGATTTGGGAGGCCTTCCAGCATTTGACATAGACACCTCCAAAAAATCTAAAAATATTTAAATATTAGAGGTATACCCCCCTATGGAATTTTGACCACGTAAAAATTTGACGGGGGGGCGGTCTTCTAGGGGCAAGGCCTTACGACTTTACACCCCCTATCCCCTATTTTGAGATTAATTCGCATTTACTAAATGCTTTTGAATTATCCGAGTCTGTGCATCAACCTCTGCAAGTGATGCAAGTCGAAGCTTACTGTATACTTCAGTCCTTGAATGTATTTCATCATTCCAAAGTACTTTGAAGTTTGTGATACAAGAATTTGTAACAACACCAATTTCATCTGCACCAGGAATAGAATCTACATAACAGACGGGATCACCAAGTAATAATATTTCTTCACTCATGATTTTCTCACTTGAAATTCATAAGCAGCCTGTACTGCTATCACACGATACACATCTGCATCACGTATGAATAAACGTTCACCATGTATAAAGATTAATCGCTGATAAGATGGAAGCTTTTTAAATTCATCTTCAAATTTCTTATGATTCATAATCAAACCTGCTTCTTGAAATGACTATGATGTAAGCGGTGAGTAAAGCCATCATTGTCTTCAATGGTGATTGAATTGCTCTCAACACCAATCACTTCAAACTTAGAATCAACTTTGCAGTTCAACGACTCAAATGCAAAACCAGAAACAGGTAAAGCAATATCACCCTCAAAGAAAGGGTTAATACTATTCAGGTTTGCTTTAGCTGGTTGCTGCTGATAGTTCCAACTGCCACGATCTTCTAACTGTGTCTTGCGGTCATGGCATGACTTGCATAATGATTGCCAATTGTTCTTATCCCAGAATAATTCTTTGTCGCCCTTATGCGGAATGATGTGATCCACTACAGTGGCCACTTCAATATATCCACGCTTCTGATGATCAGCACAAAGCGGATTTTCAGCCAAGTGTTGAAGCCGTTCTTTTTCCCATCGTGCATCATAGCCACGCTGGTGCGCTGTACCACGCTCCCGATCTTTCTTTCGAATCTTATCTTGATGATTGTCACAGTAACCTTGATTGGTTGCATATTCTTTGCAACTCGATACAAGGCATGGACGTTTAGCACGTTGTGGTGCTTTCTTTCCCATGATGACAAACTCCAATTGAGATCACCACAGAAGCTCTATGCTGTGGTCCATAGCTACTCCCTACTTTGATTGCCACCTTATAGGCATGGTACTAATCAATTTTCGGTTTCGAATCATAATTTAAGGCGGGGCATCACTCCCAAGTCTGATTGTCGCTTTCCTGCTTATCCTATTCATGCTCGATGAACTGCACGGGTTGTAACCTCTATCGCGGGTTCTATGCGTGATTACTCAAACAGTCTTTACCTAATTAGTAATCTTTAATATCTGGGTTTAAGCATACAACTACCATAAAAAAACCACATGAACCTCCGAGGGAAACATGTGGTATGAAAAGAGTCTTTCGACTCTGGGGAAACTTACAGCGCTGAATAATATTTACAGTTACTCATTGTGGTGAAATGTAGAATATTTTTGGCTCACCTGTCAATAGATTTAAATAAATTAATAGGTGATTTTTAATTGTGCCATAATTTTGGATTCTATTTCCTCAAGTTGCTTTGCTATTTCAGCTTTGTATTGATTTATGAGATTCCCTAAATTTCTTTGTATTTGCATTCTGCTAACTGAACCTATAACTGCTCTGTTTCTCTCAGATGGTTTGTAGTCAGCTGGACAATTAAATATTTCAACCAAAGCAATGTACAAAGCTGATTCATCACGATCAGGTTCTGATGATAATTTTAAATTTTTGCTGAGTAGCAAAATTGTCTTGGTTGCTTTTGCAATATCTTCTAATTGATTCAATTTAGAAATATGCAATCTCAAAAGAATACTTTGAACTGGTGAAAGTTCTGCATAGCTAATTGCAGCACATACATCTTGAGCAGTTAAAGCACCATACGAACCGCCACCAACTGAATCAAAATTAGTAGTTTTTGGGTTTAATAACCTTAAAATTTTTTCCATTATTAAATACCTGTATGAAAATTAAACATTGTTACGGGCAAAAGCTATTTTGTTACATGGTTGTTACGGGCTAAGGTCTATAAATAATCTTTAAAATCAATAGTTGTTACGGGTGTTACGCTTGTTACGGGGGTATTTACCTCGCGCGAGAAGAATTTATTTTGAAATTTAAATAGAGTAAATAAAGGGAGTGAAATTTTTCCCGCGTGCGCGCGTGTGCGAAAGCCCGTAACAGCCGTAACAGACCCTCTGTATGTATTGATATGAAAGGCGTAGACACTGTTACGGGGTAGCGAAAAAGCCCGTAACACGCCCGTAACAGGCGTAACAATCAGAAGCAATATTTTAAAATTTATTTTAAGCATCTTCAGTCCCTCGCAATGTATCACGAAATCGTTTCACTTGTGAAGATAACCATTCAGCTTGCTTAACGTCCTGTGGTGGCACTTGTGTAAATACAATTCTTCTTTGCACTTCTTTCCTATTTACAGCTGAGTAACTACCACCAAAAGTATCTTCGTATATTCGACCATGCCGCTTGGCCACAATTTTTTCAGATGTAATTAATTCGATGAATCTGTTACTAGGTAATGTTTTTTCACCATTTCTATGACAGTACTTAATATAGGCACTATATAAATCCTCACTTAAACAACATATGAATGGGTATTCAAGCTCACCTTTAGACCAATCATTTAGAAACAATTTCCATCCAGGCAAACCGAATTGAATGATTTTCTGTTTTGCCTTGGTCATTGGTGGTTCTGTGTATTGCGTAAAATCGCCAAGATCAAGATTCAAAAGATAAGTATAAAATGCACTGATTGCATTGCTATCGGGTTCAAGGCAGATTTCGATTTGCTTTCTGAGTTCTTCAGGCAATTTCTGGTTCGGCTCTAACACACAGAACCGACGATCCCTTTCTTCAATGGCCAATGGCTGAACTTCATTCGATAGAAAGACACAATTGATATGGTTATTTTGGCTATAACCTGACATGAATTTTTTCTCAATTCGAATCTTTTCACCAGTAATCATGTGCTTGATCAAACCCATCATTCCGAACTTAGATTTATTGTTAAATATTTCTTCAAATAAACAATAAAGTTTGCGTTCTGCCCAATCTGTATAAATTGATTCAAGACCATTTTGCCCTAGCGTAACTGAATACTGTTCACCATATATTCGTGTCATGATCTTTTCAAAAAATAGCGATTTCCCTGCACCTTGGAAGGGACTACACAGCAATAATGATGAATTCATTTTTGCACCAGGATGCTGGAGAGGAAATGCTAACCATTTTAAAATCCATTGATAAGCCTCATCTTCTCGACCACATAAAAATTTAAGTAAGCTTATGATTGGTACACAATACTCGAATGACTCTCCTTGACTCATCATCTGATCTTTTTCATCTAATAAGGGCAGAATAGTCATCCCATCATAAGTATTAATTTGCCCTTCCTTAGTTTTCATCGTTGGATCAAATACAAGATTTTCATGCCAAATCATTCGTTTATCTTTTGCTTTAGCCCACAGTTCATAAGCACCTGCCCAATTATCTTTCATGACATCTGTGCCAACTAACTCACGCCTAAAGGTATCCCAACATGCTTTTTTTCCCTCAAGCATAATGAATCGCTCTTGCATTTCTTTAGCAACTTTATGACCACCATCCTCCAAGCGACCATCAACATCATCACGACTAATTGTTTTACGATGGCTATGCGAGTTCCAAGCATCAAACATTTTTTTACCACCTAGCATGGTGACAAATGCCGATTTCTTCCAAACTTTTTTACTATAGTCATCCCAAACATTTGTTTCTGCTTCGATCAGACAAAATCGAGCTAAATACTTATTAAGCAAATCTTCACTAGATTTTTCTTGATCAGATACCTCTACATTTTCTGAAGAAATACCCGCACCCTCACTTTTCTCAACAACCAAGGATTCTGGTGAATCTTGATCTAATTGAGAATTTTTCTCGATTTGACCATTCAACTGGCTGTTGGGCTGTTTAGGGGGTTCGGGGGAAACAAAAGGTATGGAGGAAATAGCTGTCATGATCTGCCTTTTCACAACCTCCAACCCTTGAAGCAAATGCAAGTCATTAAAATCAGTAGGGTGAGATATTGCTTGTGGCTGTGTCATATTCTGATCTTGATCCACTTATGCCACCTCTTCAAATTGTGGTAAAACTACAATACCGCCAGTCACAGCCACAGCTTTGTTAGCGTAATCCTGACCTGTAGATTCTTTTGCACTGTCATCATCTGCACAATAAACAAGCTGTGCATTTGGGTACATTTCTCGCACCTCAGTGCCAACTTTGGGTAAATTATTTGCAACGAATGCAAGAAATACGGGTAATCCTGTAGCTAAATGAATACTGGCTCCAGTTGCATACCCCTCAGCAATGCATAAAACATTACTATCAAGCTCAACAGTGCCGATCAGGAAAAAACATCCGCCTGTACGTCCACCCTTTTTATTTCCCGTGGGGTCTTCGTTATCACCCACAAAATATTTACCACCATCTGGGTAAATTGTTTGCATATTCCACTGGAAACCAGAGCGATCAAAGGCTGGAATAAGCACATTCCCATGATGATCTATTTTGACTCCTGGAAGTGCTGGAACTTTTTTTCGATCTAAATACGGACTAGACTCACCTATATAAGGATTTCTATATAAACCTTGCGCCTGACGTGCTACCTGTTGTTGTTTTTTTAACTTCATCTCCTGGGCAATTCGTTCACGAATTTTCCGTTCCTCTGCCCATTTTTTCCTCATTGCTGGAGTAATTGTACTTTTTGCGCTCAATCCTACAGATGCTGCGACCTCTTCAATTATTTGTGAAAATGCTAGGCCAGTAACTTTACCAATTAAGTCAAAACCATCTCGATTTTTACTTTCAGTACAGTTATTACAAAGCCAATCACCATTTTCATATTTGTCGTCAAAGCGAAAACGATCCTCACCGCCACAATTAGGACATGGCCCATGTTCATCAATTTTGGGCACTGTTATGTTGAACTGTGAGAATATATCAACCCATTTTCCACGTGCCGCTTCTTTAACATCCTGAAGTTCAAATTTAGCCATGATCACGTTCCTTTTGGTTTTTCACCATAGCAAGCAAGGTTGCTGTGACTCGGAACAAATCAAAAACTTCTTTATAGATTTCGTCATGTTCCTGTTGAGTTATGCGACCATCTGAAATTGCTAAAGCAACTGATTGGGATAAATGACCCTGTTCTTGAGCTAGTTCACCTATTTTTGTGATATATGATGCATGATCCAAATCCTCAATAACTTGAGGAAGCTCAAACCAGGCAGCATTACCATGAATCGCACATAAACTATCCATAATACGAAAATCCTTAGTTTCAGAAAGTACCGCTTCTAAATGATAGATATTTGCTTTATGTGTTTGAGTCGTAGGACAAAGAGAATTACGTAATGTTGTAATATTCCAACCGTTTTTTTCTGCAATTCTTGAAATTATAGATTGCTCTTCACTTGTATAGATTGCAGCCTTTAAAGCCATTTCTAAAGATAAAACTGTATTAGATTTTTTAGACATGATTTTTCACCTCTCAAATAATCATATTTACTAAGTAGAAAATCACCTAAGCTACTTTTAAACCATATAGCCAATATACAAATTGTGCTTTGGTAAATTTACCCTTTGATGCCATTACCAGTGATTCAATAGTGTCCATTCGCGGAATTTTTGCTCTATAAATCAGATGGTTCTTTAAATATTGAACTGTTGTTCCTGAATTTGACGCAAAATTTTCAAGTTCCTCAGCTGTCAAACCAATGATAAATTTATGGAAATCAAAATCATCTTTAAACACTTTAAATCACCTATAAGGTTATTATTTGTTTGCATATTGCTTAAACGCAATAAAATTGTCAATACCTATTAGGTGATTTAATCAACTTTAAAATAGCTATTTTTATTCTCATTTTTTGGGAATAATCAAAAAAATTTAGTCAATCCAGACTTTATTTATTGTCATGTATAACTTTTAAGTTATTCAATAGACACGATGCAATCGACATCACTATTCGATATGTTAGGACGCTCACATCATGCTTACTGTTTATGAAATAAGAAAAAAAAATGTTGAATCTATGATTGAATATTCAAGTTCAAGACGTGCGTTCGCTCAAAAAATTGGTATTGAATACAATTTGCTTAATCAATACATGAGCAAAAGAAATCCAAAAAATATAGGTGATAAATTAGCACTTAAGATAACAGCAGCTCATCAATTACCAGAAGGATGGCTAGATCATGAACATGACCAGTCTGCGATTAAAAACATGGTTAATAGTCAATCAACGTCAAATGATGACGTAAAAAATACAATTAATACGGATTTACTAGAAAATCACCCTAGCGCTAATCAAAATTTTGCTGTTAAATCTATACCAATACTCAACTTTCTAAGAACAAATAAAGGTGAAGAATTGGAAGTCTCCAAAGATGTTATAGAAACAGCAAATGTCTATGTTCCTCCTAGCATAATTAATCCAATTGCTTATCAAATTAGGGGAACAGGATATGGCAAACCATACAGAAATGGTTATGTCGTTGTTTGTGAATTTAAAGGAGAACCCATTTCAGGCGAAGATGTACTAATCTTTTGTAAAGATGGAACTATTTATGCTGGAGAATTTCTATATCAGCAGGATATATTAATTTCGATTAATTCTATTGATGGTGAAAAGGATGAAATTCTCAAAGAAAATATCGATAGAATTTCACCTGTTAAACTTTTTATATCTCAGAGTCAAATAAACAAATAAAGAAAAATTTTAATTAAATTCAGCAGGCATAGCCTGCTTTTTTTCGTCTTAAAAATAAATTTTATTAATTATTTTTTGTAAAAAAACAATCATTTTGATTTTGTAACATTTTCATTGATCAACTTTTAATAAAATAAATCACCTTATAGGTATTGACAATTGATTTTATAATAATCAATAATTCAAATCACAAAATAACCTAATAGGTGATTTAATAAATGAAAAACTTATCTTTTGAATCAATCATCATCAAAAGACTTCTATCAGAAGATTTTGCCCAACCACAAAGATTTTGTTTTTTCAAACGTATCTGGAGAAAGCTATGTGCTCTGAAAACAGCTTAAACCAGATTAATGCAGCTATTGAAAGACTGAAAAATGCGACTTCAAAAACTAAGCTTTTAGATGCTCAAACTGAATCACTTGCATTTGTCCTGGCTGCATTCGAAGCGAAAGAAATTACCCAAAAAGAAAAACTAAGTTTCGATAGAAACATTAGAAACCAATATAGAAAACAATTAGTTGAGGAACATGTATGAACATTAAAATTCCAACACTCACAGGCTTGCAAGTTCAAGTTGTACCAATTAATACAGTTATCAAAACTGAAGCTGGTGATGTCACTGTAAACGATCAAGTCTCAGCAACAGATGGTAATAGCATTTGGATGACTGACAAATCATTTCAAAAAATCAAAAGCTTTAAAGAATGCACAAATGGTGCTTGGGATGCTGAAGCTCTTATACCAGCTCAATCAGTAATAGACACTTGGCCAAAGCTCCAGCGCAAACCTGTAACTGGTCAAGACATTGCTAAATACTTGAAAAATGTAAATGAAGCATTGGGGTATGTGCCATGAATACGCTCACCCCTGCTCTTCTGCAAAGCATAGCCAATATGGCATTGCTTTGTATGAAGTACTCATCGACTGAATTTGAAATAAATCTGTCTTTGTACCCAACAAAAAGTGAACTGAATATTTACGTCTACCAAGGCGGTTACATTCATGCCTGGAGAAATCCTGAACAACGTATCCAGAAAACTCGCATTGATTTATCAAGACAAAGTACTGCAATTAAACAAATGCATGATGCATTTTGCGAAATTGAGAAGCAGGCTAAAGGAGCTGTTCATGCTTCAAATTAATCTTGGCCATATCGCAGTTTTCATTTTCATTATTTTGCCTTTTGCAATTGTAATGGGTGCAATTTTTACCATGGCAATCGCTCATGTTTCGGCATTAAAAAAACAGGCTGATTGTCTAAAAGAGAAATCAATTGAGGAGAACAATAATGCTCCAATTTACTGATTTAACGAATTTTAAGCACTTTGTTGATTTAGAAAAAATCACCAATGTTGTTATCCGTCCACAAAACCCTAATTTTGTTGCTGCATTCCATTTTGAAGGTTCTCAAGTCCTTGCTGCAACAATAAACCAGGCAACGGTTAATTCTATTCAACAAGAATTAGAAAAACATGGGAGTACTGAACATGCGCTCTAATATTGATCACGATGTATTCGGTAAAAAATTGCAGTCAATTGAGTTGGCCAACCAAGTTGAAGAGTTTTTAAAGAGCCAAAATCTTGAAGAGCCTGTTCAAATTCCTTTTGGTCATTCTGGATGCAATAACGATCCACAAGATTGGAATCGTTCCCCACTCAAAAAAGCAAGCGCCCAAGATACTATGCGCAGAATTATGTCTAACAGTATCCAGGAAGATCGGGAAAAATCTGAAAAGAATGTTTCATCTCGATCACAAGAACAATTAAGACGTGTGAAAAATAAAACTGCACGATTAAAAGCCATAGCTAATGGAAAGTCAGAATTTATTGGTCAATGCTCACATCATGGTCAGCAAGTTTTCAAAATTAAGTGTAATGGTGAAGAACATATTTGTCTTGTCTGCCGTGATCAACATGCAAGAAAGCAGACTATCAAACGTCGTAAAAATGAGGGCGCAGCATGAACAGATTAATGCTTGATTTCGAAACTTTAGATATAGGCGAATGCCCTATTATTTTGAGCATGGGCGCATGTGTATTTAATGAAGATGGAATTATTGACACACTATTTGAAAAGATAAATACCTCCAGTTGCCAAGTCATAGGGTGCACAGAATCTTTGAGCACGACATGGTGGTGGGAAAAACAGTCTGACGAAGCACGTAAAGCAGCTTTTGGCGGTGAGACTAACATTGGCTATGCAATGGGTATGCTTGTCGATTTCTATAAAAAAAATGACTGCAAGGAAATTTGGAGTAAAGGTTCAATTGCTGATATTCGTTGGGCAAACAATATTTTAAACAAACTCAAAATTGATCAGCCTTGGGAATTTTATCAAGAAATGTGCTTCCGCACGTTCTTAAAAATGTCTCAACCAATTGAAATTCCATTCGAAGGAAATAAACATAATGCCCTGGATGATGCGATTCACCAGGCAAAGCAGTTTATAGCCATTAAGCATGGTAATGATTTCATCAAGGTTTTCAATGCTCAAACAGAACAACTTATGGCTATGCGGAATAAGTAGTGGAATTTAAGTTTTAAGAAAAATCCGTATTTCGGAATAACGTGTGTAATTTTAAAAAGGCAATACTATGAAACAAGCACTAAAAATCAAACTGGCAAACCATTCTGAATTTAAACAAGCATGGGACGCGCTTATTAAATTAGGTTATCACTGGGGCGGTAATTGCACAGAACCTTGCACGGCACCCTATCTATACACATACGATGATGGGCGCATTCTTGCTGATTATTTTGACGTTGAAGGGGCTGATTTACTTAGTCCCAACTCAGCTTATGGATACTTCAATGCCCATAAACACAAAGAAGTCACACTAGCTGACTTAAAAAAATCAGCTTTCGGGAATGAAGAAGCTGTATTTATTGGGGTTGATGCTGAATACGTTTATTACAGCGTGGATGCAGATGGAGGGGCTTGGTATACAAAAAATGAGCCACATATTTCAGAACGCGGTGATTTTTGGGGTAAAGATATTTCAATGAAAGAAGCCCCTAACTTCAACTTGCATAGTGATTGGACGCAATCATTAATAAAGCGCAACAATATTGCAGAAACACTTGCTAATCTTGAAGTTTCCACTCAATAAGTCGTTTCGTGTGGATTTGTTTTTATGGCTTTTCCACACGATATTCCGTATAGCCCAACTTATTACTAATCAAGGGAAAAGTCATGACTAAATTTAAACTTAACAACAAAGTAGTTTTTTCGAATAAAGATGTTCCTAATAACTTGGTTATGACAGTTAAACGCGGAAACTATAAAAACGCTGGTATGGAAATGGTTACTATTGAATTACCTGGTGGTTTAGGTCATGCATTTGCTTCTGAACTTAGAGTTGCAACCGCTTTAGAAGTTGAGAAAGGTATAAGAGAATGACTTTAACTGACCAACTCCAAAACACTCCATTAAAAAAGAAGATGGAAAACAAGATTGTAGCGCATGTCACTCATGAATTTTCCAAAGCAGGCTTAACGCTTCCACTACCAAAATTTAGAGATGACATGGCGACATATGATGAACCAGCAGCTGCAAAAATGGCAAATCGTTTAAGAACTGGAGCAATGCTATTTGCTCAAGTTTTAGATGAAAGGGAGACAACATGAATAATGAAATTCTGGAAGCCCTTATAGAACTTGGATTGACTCCGATAGATTGGGTAGATGCTTGCCAATTTTCAAAGCTAACAGGAATTGAAGAGCAAAAGCTTTCACATCGAAAAAAGAAATGGCCAGAAGATTTAGTTTGGTCAAAACAAGATGGCAATATTTATTATTCTTTAAGAGGTTATAACCAATGGTTGACAGAGCAAGCGGAAACACGTTACCTGCGGGCGTGCGGATCAGAGATGGCGCAATCGAAATCAACTTTACCCACAACAAAAAACGGTACTACATCACCCTCCCGCATCCCACGAGTGCGGAAGGTATTAGCGCAGCCGCTAAAATTAGAGGTGAATTAAAAAATAAGGCAAAATGGGGAATCTTGACTGAGCATGACCTTGCTCAGGCAAGAGGTCAAACAATTGATGAAACACATGTAATCGTCAGTGATGGTGTTCTATTTCAAGAAGTAGCACAAAAGTATCTAAAACAATGTGAAAGCAATCTTGATACAAAGAAAGGTTATCGTAATATTTTACAGAAACACTGGATGCCACACCTAGCTTTAGTGCCAATTCATCGTATTACCAGCAATGATATTAAAGAATTAATTATTGATGCCGACTATAAAACAACCAAGACACTAAATAATTGCTTAATTCCCCTGCGTGGCGTTTTTAATGCAGCTATTGAGAATGGATATATTACAGAAAATCCTATACAACATATTAAAAATAAAAAAGTACAGATTGATATTCCAGATCCATTTAGCCGTGATGAAATGAATACGTTATTAAATTGGTTAAAAGCAAATTTGAAAGATAAAGATCATTTTTATTATTGGTATTATGAACTGGCATTTTGGTGTGGCTGCCGACCATCTGAATTAATCGCATTAAGGTGGTCAGACATAGATTGGTTTAACGGAACAATGCGTATAAATAAAAGCCGTGTACGTGGGCATGAAAAAAATGTAACCAAGACTCATACTGCACGTGAAGTATATTTAAATGACAGATCAAAAGAAGCATTAAATGCAATTAAAGGTTTAAAGCTTCACAATGATTATGTGATGATTTGTCCTGAAACTAACGAGCCTTTTTTTAATGAAAAGCCACCAAGAAATCGCTTAGTCGAAGCAATGAAATCATGCATGATTCGTCATAGACCTGCATACAACGCACGTCATACTTACGCCACAATGTTATTAATGGATGGTGTTAATCCTGTATTTGTTGCCGATCAACTCGGCCATAGCTTGCAAATGCTAATTAAGCGATATGCGAAATGGATTCATGGTGATAAAAACAGGATTGAGATGGCAAAACTAAATACAGGCACTTAATAAGTGCCTTTTTTATATTTATAAGAATGTGGCGCAAAAAGTGGTAAGTGTGGCAAAAATGTGGCAATAAAAAAGCCACTTATGATAAGTGGCTGATTTATAATAAAAAATTTGGTGGAGATGGCGGGAGTTGAACCCGCGTCCGCCAACACTACACTCGAGAATACTACATGCTTAGATATCGTCAATTATTTTAACGCTAAGTGACCCGACGAACAGGGTACAAAACGCGATCCTCTAAATTTAGTACAAAGCCCCGAGGCTTGACTTTATACGGACTTGTGTGCGTGCGCTTCGGTCGGGTTCACTGACCACAAGTATTCAGTGAAGCGGACAAACTGCCCTTAGGCAGCTAGAGCGTAAGATTCGTCGTTTGCGACTAAAATATGCAAATTTTATTTACGAGAGAAAATGCGCTCTCGGCATGCATCTATGAGCTTCATCATCAGCGTCGAAGCCAATAACATCCCCTGATAACAAACTCATCATAACATAAATGTTGTAAATTAAGCAGATAATTCACGACATTTATTCTAAATGATGCGCCTAGTCCTATAATTGCGCTACTATCAGTATTTTTCAAGGGACAAATATAAAAAAGATGAGCTATTTACTCTCACTTGATCAAGGAACGACCTCTAGCCGTGCAATCATCTTTGATGAGCATGGAAAAGTATATGCTTCAGCACAACGTGAAATCCAAATCAAAACGCCGCATTCGGGATGGGTAGAACAAGATGCGATGGAAATATGGACCACACAAATTGCCGTGGTTCAACAAGCAATTGCCTCTGCCAGATTACTTGCCAAAGACATCAAAGCCCTCGGCTTAACCAATCAACGCGAAACAACCGTTGTATGGGACAAAAGAAATGGAAAGCCACTTGCCCCTGCTATTGTTTGGCAAGATCGACGTGCAACTGACTGGTGTAATCAATTGAGCCAGCAAAATTTATCTGAAAAAATTCACAAAAAAACAGGATTAAGAATTGATCCTTATTTCAGTGCAGGAAAGTTGGTTTGGCTATTGGACAATGTCGAAGGATTAAGACAATTGGCTGAGCAAAACCATGTTGCTTTTGGAACAATTGATAGTTGGCTGATCTGGAATTTAACCCAAGGCTCAGAACATGTGATCGAAGCCAGTAATGCGTCTCGTACCATGTTGATGGATTTAAAAACTCAGCAATGGGACCAAGAACTCTTAGAAATATTTAATATTCCCTCAAGTGTGCTTCCTCAAATTATTCAATCAGACTGTTATATTGCCAATACAGCAACAGGATTATTGGGTGCTGAAATTCCAATTTGTGGTGTATTAGGTGATCAACAATCTGCGCTATTTGGTCAATCTTGTTTTGAAGTAGGTACAGCAAAAAATACCTATGGCACGGGCTGCTTTATGCTATTCAACACAGGAAACGAAATTCAGTATAGTCAAAATAAACTGCTCACGACCTTAGCATGGAACTGTCAAAACCACTCTAACTATGCCCTTGAAGGCAGTGTGTTTATGGCAGGAGCAATCGTGCAATGGTTGCGAGATGGTTTAGGCATTATCAAAAACAGTGCTGAAGTAGAAAAGTTGGCATGCCAAGTCAACACGACTGATGGTGTTGTGCTTGTACCTGCATTTACAGGTTTGGGGGCACCGCATTGGGACAGTGATGCGCGTGCATTACTCTGTGGCATGTCACGCGGAACCAATAAGTCACATATTGCCAGAGCAGCTTTGGAATCTATCGCATTTCAAGTTTCCGATGTCCTTACAGCAATGCAGTCGGATATTTCTCAGCCTTTAAAAGAACTCCGTGTAGATGGTGGAGCAAGCCAAAATGATATGCTGATGCAATTTCAAGCTGACATTTTAAATGTCCCTGTATTACGTCCAAAGCTTTTGGAGTCTACCGCATGGGGAGCGGCAGCTATGGCAGGTCTTAAAACCAATGTATTTACTAATCTAAATGAAATTTCAGAATCTTGGCAGTTAGATCGAGCTTTTGAGCCGAATATGAGCAATGATCAACGTGAGTATCATTTAAGCTTATGGAATGCTGCTTTACAAAGAGCAAAGTCTAGTTAAAGTGTATTCTTTGGAAACTGGGCGATATGTTTACTCAAGATAGCTTTTGCCCAGTTGCTAAATTAAATTCGCTCGACGAAAAGCACACCATTTAAATGGTCAATTTCATGCTGAACAATTCGAGCAGGAAAACCATGAAAGGTCTGAATCACTTTCTGACCGTTTAAACTAAAAAACTGCACTGTAATCTGTTCAGCCCGAGCCACCTGCCCACGTTCATCAGGTACGCTCAAACAACCTTCTTCTCCCAATACAATTTGTACTGATTGCTCAATGATTTCAGGATTGACCATGGTGATGGCATCCATTTCAGGCGCATCAGGATAACGAGGATTAGATCGTGAAGCGACGATAATCACACGCTTAGAAATATAAACTTGCGGTGCTGCAATCCCGACTCCATTTCGCTCCAACATCGTTGTCTTTAGTGCTTTGGCAAGTTCTTCCAACCAAGTACTTGAAAACTCAGTGTCAGCAACAGGGGCTGCAATTAATTTTAAAATATCTTCACCACGTTGGGCGATGGGTAAAATGATACTCATGGTCTTATCTGATTTATCAGCATATCGTTCAATGCCTTGATTTTAACATTTAGCGATTCAATCGCAATTGAATAATTCCATACAAGCAATTCACTTTTTGTGCTCAACTCTTATTGTTCAAATATCAAATTTAAAACTGTTTCTTTAATTCAATTTTAATCATGATCTTGTAAATAACAGTCACTCACTCATGAGATTGTACCAATGAATAGTACCACCTTATTTCTCGGTTTGATTTTTAGTTCGATTGGATTAGGTTATTTTATTTATGGAAAAAAACAAAAAATGATCGTGCCCTTCATCTGTGGTATCGCTTTAATGATTTTTCCCTATTTCATTGAAAATAATCTATTGATCAGCGCTATTGGAATGATTTTTAGCCTCATCCCATGGTTTATTCGCATATAGTGGCATCTTTTTTCCTAAAGCTTTCATAAGCGAAGACATAAATCATCAGACACCCATAATAATTTTTTGACACGATCAAAATAAAGATTGATTATTCAAGGAAAAAATTGTTTATTAAAATTATAAAATTTTATTTTCGACTATTTTTAGATATTACAATATGGATGAAAAAACAAATCTTAATCAGGAAGATAAACGCACACTTGGTCTCTCCTCTTTGGGTGGTGCACTCGAATTTTATGATTTTGTGATTTATGTATTCTACGCAAAAATCATTGCTGAACTATTTTTCCCCAGCACACTGAGTCCTTTTTGGGCGATGTTGAACACCTATGGAATTTTTGCGGCTGGGTATTTCTTCCGTCCTTTGGGCGGAATTGTCATGGCACATTTTGGGGATTTAATAGGACGTAAGCGTCTATTTAGTCTATCTATTTTATTAATGGCACTGCCAACCTTAATGATTGGTCTCATGCCAACCTATACTGATATAGGTCTTGCCGCTCCGCTATTATTACTGCTTATGCGTGTGGTACAAGGGATTGCCATCGGTGGTGAAATTCCAGCAGCATGGACTTTTGTTTCAGAACATGTCCCTGAAAAGAAAATTGGCTTTGCCAATGGTCTACTCACAGCAGGCTTATCGTTAGGAATTTTATTGGGATCACTAACATCATTATTGATTTCACTCAAATTTAATGAAACAGAAATTCACGCTTGGGCTTGGCGTATTCCCTTTATTTTGGGCGGAATATTTGGATTAATTGCTTTATATCTAAGAAGCTATCTCAAAGAAACACCTGTGTTTAAAGCCATGCAAGCACGTAAAGAACTCTCTAAAGCGCTACCAATCAAACAAGTCTTAAGCTCCCATAAGTCAGCGGTTTTGATAGGAATGCTGTTTACTTGGTTTTTAACGGGTTGTGTCGTGGTCATTATTTTAGCGATGCCTAATTTACTCACGGGGACTTTTGCTTTTCAACGTACAGATGCATTTCAAATGCAAAGTGCTGCAATCTTAATGCAGATGTTGGGTTGTGTGATTGCAGGAACATTGGCTGATCGCTTTGGTGCAGGTCGTATTATGTTCTGGGGTTCACTGTGTGTCGCTGTTATTTCAGCTATTTTTTACAACAGTTTGGAGCATGTAACTACATCCACCATTTTTAGCCTCTATATGCTATTGGGTTTATTTTCAGGTACGGTAGGTATAGTTTCTTATAGCATGGTAAAAATGTTTCCTGCACAAATTCGTTTTTCAGGAATTTCTTTTTCTTATAACGTTGCTTATGCCATCGCAGGTGGATTAACGCTCCCATTAGTACAATGGCTCAGTTTATATAGTGATATTGGTGCAATGTACTATATTGTCGTGTTGTGTTGCTTCACCCTACTGACCAGCTTAATTTACCGAAAAAAATTTGAAATACATTAGGGTCTGTGGACAATTCGTCTATGTTTGCGACTAGGTGTGTTTTTTAGGCGATTCT